AATGATCTGCTTTCCGTTCTTCAGGATGAAAATGCTACCCAAAAAGAAAAAATAGAGGTGTTTAACGTGCTTCAATCAAAGTATCCAAATATTTTCAATAAATATAAAACAGAAAAAGAACTAATTGATAATCTTACAGATGCTCGTAGATTAGAGAATGAACAAATTCGGATTCGTCAAGAATTGATGAATGTGAAAAATAATAACGACGATGTTACTCGTTATAAAGAACTCCAAAGATTTTTGTCTCTTGCACAGAAGAAAAAGTCAGGAAGGACATCTACTGAAGAATCAGACTTTAATTTTCTTCTAAAGAAATATGCAGTAAACAAAAGAGGCGTAGGTATTTCTGTAGAAGATTATATTATTGAAATGATGGGTGCTCTATCCGATACGATTGGGGCAGGACAAGAAGTAATACGCAGACAAGAGCAGACAGCATGGGAGGCCTCAATTGATACAATGGATAAAACGACTGCTACAGGATATAAAAAAATGCTTGAAGGCTATCAGGTTTTATTGAAGGATTCGGGAAAAGAATGGATTAAGATTCAAGGAGCGGAGGCTCCCGTTAATGCGGAAATCCTAGCTACTCGTATAAAACAACTGAACGATAGAGTTCTTAATGCAGAATGGAAGAGTGCTGAAACTTATCGTAATGAAGCTAAAGCCGCATGGGAAAAAGCAAAGAAGGAAGTTGAAGACGTAAAGTCAGGTAAGGCTACATACAAATCTGAGGAAAATTATCAGAAAACATTAAAAGAAAAGAATGATGCAGTAAGTGTCGCTGAAAAGAGATACAAAAATTTAGGTGGACTTACTGGTAGTGCATTGTCTAGACAAGAGAAGGAAACAGAAAAACTACGTATACAGCAGGAGAAGTATTCTCTTTTGTTGGATAAACAAGCTTTAGAAAAGAATCGTCAGGCTGAAGATTTAGAAAATCAACTAACTCAAACTAAAATAAATAAAGAAACAGATGGTTTCAAAAGAGTACAATTGCAAAGAGAACTTGATAACAAAAAAGAGATTCAAAACTTAGAACGACAAAAAGAAGATTATATACGTACTATTATTCAGCTTGAAAAAGAAAAGTTCGATGCTAAGGAGGATTTAATAGCCAAACAAAATCCGAAGCATGTCAAGGAAACATTTGATCCATCTACTGTTAAAGTCAACACCTCTGTTTTTGATGGTATTATAGGCAATACTTCCAAGAAACAGATCAATGACAAGATACGTGAACAGGAAGATTCTTGGAATGAGTATCTTATCAAGTATGGTACATTTACCCAGAAGAAAGAGGCGATTGACCGCAAGTATATAAGCCTTGTTAATGAAGCAGCTGACGCAGGACAAGCGGCTACCTTCCAAAAAGAATGGGATGAAGAAATAGCGAATCTAGATTTGAGTAAACTCAAAGAAGGGATAAACTGGGAAATGATCTTCGGAGATTTAAGTAAGGTTACTAAAGATCAACTGACGAAGATTAAGAAGCAGTTACAGGAGTTTAAAAAATCTCCAGAGTTTAAAAACTCTACCCCTGAGCAGATTCAAATAATTGAGACTGCTATAAATTCTATTAATGATGCTTTGGTTGATAAAGGTGGTTTCTTTGGGGGATTAGGAGAATCTCTAAACGAATACGAGGAGTCCGTCCTTAAGGTAAAAGAAGCGCAGGAGGAGCTAGAAAAGGCTTTGAAATCAGGTAATGAAGTTGCTATTGAGAAAGCAAAGAAGAAACAGAATGCGGCGGAACAAAATCAAGCTAATGCACAAACGAATGTAGAAAAATCTAAAGATAAGGCTATCAGTAATATAACAGCTGTTGCTAATGCCATGACTCAGCTTGGAAGTGCTGAGTTTAGTTTGAGCAGTTTTGGTACTGTTGTTGGTGGCTTAGTCGATGCACTAAGTGAGTCCGGTAGCAAGATAGGGGGGATTATAGCTGCCATTCTTTCACTCCTTGACGAGTTCGGCAAGGATGGAGGTATCGAATTTGGGAAAAACGTTGTAAATAATGTAATAAGTGCTATTGGGGGTACAGTAGAAGTGCCATTTAAAATGTTAGGTATCGATATGGGGCTTGGTGGTGCCAATTATTCTGAATATGAAGAGATGGTAGCAAAGTACGATACATTACTTGATGTATGGGATCAGCTTCTTGATAAGAAAAAAGCCTATATCAAAGAATCTTATGGAATTGAAGCAACAAAAGTAGGACAAGAAGCACTTGATTTATTGAACTCTGAGAAACAAATAATAAAAGAACTTGCTACTTCAAGACTGGATTCGGGAGCAAGCGCTGGTAGCCATTCCATAAAATATAGGATGTGGGAAGGGTCTTATAAATACGATGGAAAGAATTGGAAAGATGTTGCGGGTAATATATCTAGAGAACTTGGTGGAGTAGACTTTAGTAGTATGTCGAGTATGCTAAATATGTCAGCGGAACAGTTAGAATGGATTAAAAACAATTATTCAGGATTATGGGCTCATATGGATAGTGATTTCAGGGATTATTTAGAGAACATTATTCAATATGGAGATACTGAGAAAGAAATTATAGATTCCATTAATGAGCAACTTACCCAAATGTCATTTGATAGCTTATTTGATAGCTTTTTGAATACTCTCATGGATATGGACGCTTCTTCAAAGGACTTTGCCGATAACTTTGAAGAATATATGCGAAAGGCTATTTTCACTTCTATGTTTGCTAAAAATTATGAAGGGGCATTAGAAGACTGGTATGAAGCTTTCGCTGAAGCAAATAAGAAGGAAGGTGGAATTACTGCAAGTGATGTTAAGGATTTGAGAAATAAGTGGGATGATATTGTTAATGGTGCATTATCAGATCGTGAAGCTTGGGAACAGATAGTAGGTAGTTCCGGGGCATCTACCTCTCAATCCTCTTCCCAAAAAGGATTTGCTGCCATGTCTCAGGATACAGGCGAAGAACTTAACGGGCGTTTCACTGCCTTACAGATAGCGGGGGAGGAGATAAAGAACTCCATGTTATCCATGTTGGTGTCAATGAACCTTATTTCAGTGACAGTCGGGAATAATAGCATAACCCTGACGGAGATAAGGAATCTTGCTATTTCTTCTAACAGTTATTTGGAAGATATAGCAGGATATCAGAAGAGAATCATAAATGAATTTGGTAATAAGTTGGATAGTATAAATAGCGGAATTAAACAATTTAATAGTAAATAATAAATAGAAGTGATAGTATTCCAATGAAAGAAGAATTATTCATAAATGGCAAGGATGCTTACGTAGAATGGGGAATAAGCATGGATGATACCTCATTATCTGCATTAATGACTCCTGCCCCTAGTAAAGCATTCATAGAGAATGAGAGCCGATTAGAGCATGGGAAAAGGGTAGTTATTGCCAATCCAAGGGTAGATGTGAGAAATCTAACCCTTCAGATCAATCTAACGGCTTCCAGTGAGGAACAATTTTTTGCTCGTTATAGCAGTTTCTGCGAGGAACTAGCTACTGGAGTTCTTGAAATAAAGACCAAGTATCAACCTGCTGTTGTATATAAAACGATCTATCAATCATGCAGTCAATTCAGCCAGTTCATGAGAGGAATAGGCAAATTTAGCTTAAAACTCAATGAATCTGACCCGTCCAACCGTGTTGAAAATATCTAATTTACGACATTGATTTCATTGTCGTATCTGTGAGTGCTCAAAATTGGGCACTCTTTTTTTTATCTCCGAACTTTGGAAATGTTATGATAGATATCAAAGACATATTCGGAAACATACGCTATTCTACTCCAATTAATGAAGGTAGTAAGCGCAAATATCTCTTGATGAAGGAGGATTATATCACATTGAAGTTTTCATTGGATGATCCTGTACACTTCAAGTTAGGAGATGGTATAGATAACGAGTTAGGCGTCTTTGAACTTGTGGACTTGTATAAGCCTGCTTATAACACATCAACAGGTGGCTATGACTACGAACTCCGTCTTGATGCTTACTATTGGAAGTGGAAAAACAAGAAGTTTTTCTATAGTCCTGATAGCGGTAGTCGTGAGGCAGGCTGGAATCTTACTGATATCTTAAAGGTTCACATGGATGTGTTTCTGAAGAACTTGGAAGTCCTAGGTTATAAGTACCATGACAAAACGTTTAAATGCGAAATAGATGAGACAGTAGATACTTCTTCTAAATTGATCTCATACGAAAACGTAAACATGATCGATGCCCTCAACCAAATGGCTGAGAGTTTTGAATGTGAGTGGTGGGTAGAGGAAGAAGTAATTCATTTTGGCCGTTGCGAGGATGGCGTTCCTGTTGACTTCGAACTAGGAATGAATGTCAGCAAGATGGATAGAAGTGATAGCCAAGATTCATACGCAACTCGTATTTATGCGTTTGGGGCAACACGTAATATTCCGGCTAATTATCGCAAAAAGTTGATCTTTGATGTCAAGCAAGTAAGCGGACGTGATATTTCCGATACATCGAGAGTACTTGATATGAAGTATTTCTCTTCTGATGATCTGATCGAAGAAAAGTTTAAGGCATCTGTCAGAACAAGCGGGTATGTAAAAGGAGGAGTAAATGACTTAAATTATGAGTTGCTATCTAGCAAGCCTATCGGTGGTACTTATGCAATGAATAGTAAAAGCGTTTCTTTCAATATAGGAACAATGGTCTATCCAGCTGGTTCTCCTGTTGAAAGAGAGTATTTGCCTTCTGGAATATATAGTTGGAGATGGCAAATCCGATACAAAGTCAATGACGTAACGAGAGTATATGGTCTTGGAGGAAATGTACGTACTATCTATGAAAATCGAGAGAAGGAGTTGACAGACAATATAACCATTGATAGCGACATAAAGATTGAACGCGGAGCCACAGATTTAAAGCTATATGTTGTCTTTCAGCTTCCATCTTCTATATCCTCTACATTGGTACTTGCAGGATCTTCCGGAGATATTACTTTAGAGAATGTTAGTCAATCGGCTAGCGCTTCTGTAACATTTATTTCTGGTGAAAATGCAGGGAAATCATTTAATGCTGTGTACAATCCAGATTTTTTTACTGGTGAAGCAGCCAATGTGCTGCGTTTGCCGGAAGGTATTACCGCTTCTCTTGGCGACACCTACACAATTGACAACATTGTAAAAGGTAATGTCCCATCTATATATTTCTCAGATGACAAAGGTTCTCAAACTGCCGAAGGTATTGTAACCAAGCATTTGATGATGCCTGAAGGCGTACCATATATTGATGCCTATGAAGGTATGACAGAGGAGGAAGCTGTAGAGCAGATCGTTATTTTTGATGATATCTATCCTAGACGTGAAAAACTGACGGGTATGGTAACAACTCATACATATACTGATACTATAGATAATCCGGATGGAACAAAAACTTCGAAAGATTGGTTGGCATGGAGATTTAAAGACTCGGACCTGGGATTCCATTTCTCAAACGAATATCGGTTAGATGGAGAAGATTTGCGTATAGTCTTTCAATCCGGTCCTCTAGCCGGCATGGACTTTGAAGTAACATTCAATCCTTACGATTCAGCTGGAGGCGATAAATATCAGCCTGAAAAATCAGAGGACGGAACATGGAACAAGGATGCTCAGGTATACGAGATAAAGCGTAATGATGATTATGGCAGAATGCTTCCTGATGACATTTTACATCCTACGGATCAAGGTGGTGACACGTATATTCTCTATGGCTATGATCCCCAATTCGTATCCGACAAGCTTATTCCTGACGCAGAGAAAGAAGTCGAGGAACGGGCAAGAGAATATATTGAAGAGCTTAAACAGGACCCTTCTACTTACAATACCACCATGATGTCGGATTATATCTATGGCATTAATCCTGAAACGGGTAAACAAGATCCCGACTTTGCCAGGAGTTTCACCGTTGGTCAGAAAGTGAACCTTATTAATAAGGCATACTTTGAAGAAGGTCGTATCTCTCGTATCATAGGGCTTGAATATAACCTTGATATCCCTTATGACTCCCCGATATACACTGTCGGAGAAACAGCTCCTTATTCTCGTATTGGCGAGCTTGAAAACAAGATCGACTCTCTTACATACCGAAAGGAAAAGAGCAAACAGCAAGTAATTAATAGCGGGAACTCTTCTTCTAGTGGAGGAAGCACTATCGCAAAGTTAATACAGACTATAAATGTAACATCCAGTAATGTAGGCTATATAAAGACCGGGGATACAATTCCTTCTGGTACTACATTGGAAGAGATCTTTATTAATATGCTTTCTCAAAAGGCTTCAGCAAAATTAGAATGGAAACTTTCGACTTCTAATGATGTCGAATTTGGTACTCAGAAAGGCTATATCACTTATACAGCATATCGAAACGGTCAAGGTCCTATGGAACAAGCTTATTATGATAATAACCCTAACAACAAACTAATTTTTTCTGAGGAAGTAGGTGGCATACAGACAGCAACGAGACAACTGCAAGGTAATTACACACAGGGAGAAACCTATTTTGCTACAGTCATATATGCTGCGAGTGAAGATGGTTCGTTGCCCAAGAAAGAATTGACCAGCAAAATCAGCGTGAATGTACATAGAAAATGGTTTGCAGGCGTTTGTAATTCGGTTCCTACGACTTCAGCCGAGGTGCGGGCACTTTCAGGCAGTGGATTGTATAAGGACGCCGGATCGTACAAGTTCACAATAGGCAATTATAAGACTTTCGTTATCTGTATTCCAAACGGTACCATCAAGGATGTTTCACTGGAGAGATACCAATATAATTTCATGGATTTGGATTCCGCTGCCACTCCGCGAAAGATCAGTGTTGAAGGTGCTAATGGAAGTACACCTTTGGAATATACGATGTATGTGTTCAGTACGGCTACGACAAGCAGCGAAACAGATAATTTCACCTTTAAAACGAATTGAGTATGGCACTAGATATAAAAGGGAGCAGTTTCGCCGGCAGATACAAGCGTGTCAATGGTTATTCTATTGATTCGACTGACGTGTGGGAAACCTTAGAAGAAGCCCGTGTCTATGCCCGTAATACAGACACGGAGCCTTATGTTCCCTATGCCGGACAAGTAGTTTCCGTCATTGAGAATGGAACTATTTATAAACTAGTAAAGGATGCCAGCATACCTGAAACTGACGGCAAGAAACATTTCAAGCTTGCCATTATCGGCAGTAACAACGACAATGATGATCGGTATGTACGAAAAGACATAGCCGAAACAATCGAAAAGCTGATGACCTTCCTTGAAGGTATCAATGCGAAGGGGACATCCACGCTCGAACAGATAAAGCTTGTCGGTGACATCATTTCTAATAATTTCTCCACCGGCAGTACAGGATTCGGTATTTATAAAGATGAACAAGGTAATTATCATCTTGATATAGACTTCGTTGACATACGAAAAAAGTTAAGCATCAACGAGATACAAGTGCAGCAGTCTACCTATATAGGAGGGAAACAGTACAACACTAATGGTGGAATCATCTGTAACAAGGTTGAGGACAGGGGAGACGTTTACAGATGCTATTTCAAAACGACCGATGCCGAAGGACGGATTGTCAGAAATACCTTTGAAGTCGGTGATTTTGCTATCAGTGAGACTTTTGCACTGAAGACCGGAACAACATTTTATTGGCGTTATGTGAGCGGATGTGGTGATGATTATATAGAACTCTCCAAAACGAATTGCGCATCCGGTAGTGATGTGCCTTCTGTGGGTGATAATATCGTCCAGCTTGGTAACGAAACAGATCCGGCACGTCAAGGCGCAATCGTCTGGGACAGTGTAACAGTCGGCGGTCCCTACATTCGTATATATAAAGGTATCAACTCCTATACAATGCCGGAACCGCTTATCGACCTGAACACTGTACTGAGCGAAATATCCGCTAAGTTCATCAACCAGGCCACAGGGAAAGATGTGGATGAAACCATTAATGACCTGCAGGCGGACATGGACCTTGTCAAAGAACAGACGGATAAAGAATACACTCTGTGGTTCTTTGACTACGATCCCACGCTGGAGAACCTGCCGGCGAGTGATTGGACTACTGACGAACTTAAAACCATGCATGAGCAGGACATGTTCTATAACCGTCTGACGGGACATGGATACAGATTCGAAAAGGATGGCAGTTCATGGAGCTGGAATGATATAACGGACCATCTGACACTGAAAGCACTGGAAGACGCATCCAAGGCTCAGGACACCGCTGACGGGAAAAGACGTGTTTTCGTATCTCAGCCAAAGGATTCCGATGCTTATGATATCGGCGATATGTGGGTGAATGCAACCTATTCCGGCGAAGGCGTCTCTTATAAGAATGACTCTCTCGTCTGCATGACTGCAAAGGCGGCAGGAACATCATTTTCTATAAAACACTGGCAACCTAGCTCAACGGCTACTACCGCCTATCTTGAGAATCTGGGAGACCGGATACTCGCAGCCGTAACAGATTCGGAGGAAGGCATCGAAGCGGCAAAAAGACTAGCCAATCAAGGTATCAACGATGCGTATGACGCTGCTCAGGAAGCACTAAACGCTCTGGGAATTGCAAGAGATGCACAGGAGACGGCAGATAAAAACACGGCTGTTATCCAGGTGACGAAAGATTCTATCGCTGCTCTTGTAGAAGGAATACATTTTGATAATTACGGTAATATTACAAACATTAATACGAGCGGATTGGTAACGACCGACGATTTCAATGTACTGTTATCTAAAAAGATAACCTTTGACGCAGAAGGTCATGTAAGTAATATCAGCACATCCGGTCTTGTTACTGAATCAGGTTTCACTCAGTTGTTTACCGAACAGGCCGAAGCTGACGGATACGTAAAGAGGGCTGAGATCAGTACATTCATCACGGAAGATGATGCAGGAAGATTGATATCGAATGCAGTGATATCCGCAGATCAGATAACATTTGAAGGCACTGTAACTGCTAACGAAAACTTTAAAATACTCGAAGACGGTTCCATCGTGGCAAATAATGGAACGTTTAATGGGACCATAAATTCAGATAATGGATATATCGGTGGAATAAAGATAAATAGTGATGGCCTTGGAATGTCCGGGTTTCAACCTGGTGATTATACTCAAATGTTTTTGAACAAACAGAAAATTACGTTTGAATCTTTCATGACTGAGATTATCCCGGATGGTGGGGGTATACGTACATATGAATCCGATACTGTCATAACGTCATACGGAATAACAGTTGAAACAAACCTGTATACTGATGTCTTAAAAATTATATGCAGGGATAACGGTCTCAAAGTATCATGGGAGGGAGTCTATAAGACTTCTGATGGTGGAGTAACTTGGATTAAAATATAAATAATATGAAAATCAATTTTAAGAAAATCGAGGCGCAGACTTCTTTCAAAGGCGGTAAACAGACCTTCGACACCGCTGAAACGGTCGGTAACGAAATGATGTATAACGGCAATCTCCTGCTCGACATCGGATTTGAAGACCTTGCTAAAGCGATCTACTACTCAGATGAAGAAGTAGAAATACCAGCTAATTACCGCAAGGCATTTGAAACTATAATCAGAAATTCAAGGCTTATTGCTGCTGTAAAAAGAGAAATAATCAACCAGTTAAACAAGTAACATGGGGTATATCAAGTTTGTTTTAAGTGTGCGCAAGACGGATGACAAGGGTAATACCACCCGTACCGTGATCAGCCGTGTTGAAAGCGACATGGCGGATACCGGTATGCTTGAAACAAACCTGATCATGCATGCGCTTTCAGCACGCGGAAAAATAGAAATCAAGGAGGAAGGCTTCCCGTATGCCTTCCCGTTAATATTTGGAGAATAGTTTTATGGCACTGAATGTAGAACATAAGGAAGAAAATGAAGGCAAGAATTCCCGCGGACGTTTGTCGGCTGAGGAATTCAATAACCTGATCGATACCGTCAAGGAATTGGAGAAGGACGCAAATACTCCTTCTTCAATAGGAGAATTAAAGAATGTCTCCCCTGAATCCGATACGGCAGAAGACGGTTCCGTATTACTATACGGCAATAATGGATGGTCTCCTGCTACCGGAGTGTTTATTCCCACCGGAGTTGCGGAGGACGGATCTATTATAACCACCTTTGAAGACTTAATGAACTATATTTCCTCACATGGCGGTGGCGGTGGAGAAACAGGGATACAAAGAAACCTGCGTATAATCAATAACCTGGACAGTAAAAGCCTGTCAGCCAGCAAAGGGGAACCTTGCTATTTGAATTTTACTTTCATCAGCCAGGAAAGATACAGCACCAATGAACCTTATGAAGATACCGGAGAGCGTGGGTTCTGTCAAATCTCTGTTAAAAACAGCAACAGCGCCGAGTATCTTGTCGTCAAACAGCTGTATATCAGTTCCGGTTCTCCTTTCAGTATTGACGTTGCGGAGTTTCTGGCGTCCGGAGCAAACAATGTAATGATCAAAGTAACGGGAGAAGTGACGGAAGTGACGGCTCCGGCATTTGTATACACGGTACAGCTTACTTCATTGTCCATCAGTGCGGACAACTTTAAATGGTGGACAGCTTACACCGGTGCCATTACGCTTCCTCTGAATATCAGCGGTAATATTTCAAAAACATTGTATGTGACTGTTACCGGGAAGGATTATAATGAATCCTACCAGATTCAGATCGGTACAGGCGTATATACGGAAACCGCCTACAATTACTCTGTAATCCACCCGGGCGTGACAGGCGTATTCAATATATCTGCTTATGTCTCGAACTCGGACGGGACGGTCAAGACAAGAACGATATCGTTCAATGTCATTTGCGCGGTAGCCGGCGAACAAAGGAAGCTGGTAGCCGTCAACAACATCCTCGGCAGGGCGACCAACTGGAGTGAGAACTCATTGTTCGATTACGCGATGTACGATGGCGACAATGTCATTACCTCCGCTAAATTCACCATCAAAAAAGATGGTGAGGATGTCTTTACTTCCGAAGAAGCCAGTATCGCATGTTCCGCCAGACATACATTCTCATTCCCGATGGAGATTGAGACAATGGATAATACGGAATTTGAAATAACGGCCCATATCCTCGATGTCGATATGGAGCTGACATCCCCAATCACCTATCAGGTAAACAACTCCCTGGGATATTCGGCCGTGTCGGGCGCCGTATTCTATATGAATCCCAAGACCCGCTCCAACCGGCAGGGGAATCGTCAGGAAATCATAAATGAAATGGACGGTTCCGTCATCCCGGGCAGCTGGGAGAATATGAACTGGGGCAATGACGGCTGGCAATCGGACGAAGACGGGAACAAGGTACTCCGGCTTATGGCCGGCTCATCGCTGCGCATGGGATATTCCCCTTTTAAAAATGAATGCGCCCGCACCGGGAAGACTCTCGAACTTGACTATAAGGTTGATAACGTGACGGATTATTCCGAACCGGTTATCACCATATCGTCCCCGTCCGGTGGTTCGTTTGTCGGATTGAACATCTATGCGGATGACATTATCATGCACTCCCAGTCACTTAAAAACGATGATGTACAAAGTTTGCATACGTTCGAGGGAAAACGCACAAGACTCACGCTGACCATTTTGCCGGACGCCTATGGCAACAGCGGATTCAACCTTTGCATACTGTATGTCAACGGTGTCAAGAACAGGGAATTCACCTACGAGAGCAATGATTATTTCGCCCATAACGGGATGATCGTGATAGGTTCCGGATATGCGGACGCGGACATATACGGAATACGGGAATATAACCGGGGACTGACCTCACAGGGAGTCCTGCGTAATTACATCAACTGGCTGAACACCACAGATTCCAAGGCAATTGTGACAGAGAATAATGACATCCTGGACCTGCACGGTTCGGATATCGATTTTGAAAATACGAAGGACCAGTTTAACGTAATGACATTCGACAATACAATTCCTTACATGGCGGATCAATCAACTCGTACCGGCATGTTGGAAGTGTTCTTTTATGACCATCCGGAATGGAATGTTTCAATCAGCAACGTGACCGCCAAGGGGCAGGGTACGTCATCCATGAAATACTGGATCTGGAATACCCGTTACCAGCTTGACAAGAAACTCTCCGTCATTCGTTACGCCGACGGCTCGGACTCCACCGCGGGAGCGAAGTGGTCAATGACACCGTCTCTTCCGGCTGGACGCAAGTTTACGGCAAAGAAGAACTATGCCTCCAGTATGCAGTCGCATAAGATCGGTGCGGTAAACTCCTATACGGACCTTATACGTGAAGTGGGTATCCTGAACGAGGCGATGCGCGCAGATGCGAAGGTCCGTGTGTCGGTTTGGGAAGCTCCGTTTGTGTGCTTTGAGAAACAAACCAATGACGAAGGGGAAACAATATACATATTCCGGGGATTGTATACCTTCGGCCCTGATAAGGGTGACGCCGACACTTTCGGCTATAACACCGATACTTATCCCAACCTGTTGAGCATTGAGGGATCGGATAATTCTCCCTTGCTCACCCTGTTCCGTGTGCCGTGGAATCCGGCAAAGGGATTGATAGCCTATAATGAGGATGAAGAGGCATTCCAGTACAATGGCCAGAACAGCTTCGACCTGGGCGAAGGGGAAGTGGAAAACATATCAAGCTTTATTCCTGCCTACAATTGTGTTTACCAGTGCTCGCCAAGACTGAAACCGTTTAACGGCACATTGGATGAGTTGAACGCACATCTTTCCGATTACAAGAATGAACCCTGCGAGTTCTGGATCGCCAAATCCGGTGACATTAATCAATATAATGTTTACTATTTTGAGTCGTCAGAAGGAAAGTTCATGCCATCTGATATCGGGGAGGGAACAATCAATCTGCTGTCGCAGCTTGCAGACAAGGGATATGGGCTTAACACTTCCGATCTTGCCGGGAAAACGGATGACGAGCTGAATACACTTTTCATAAATGCCCGTATCGCGAAATTCCGTATAGATGCTCCCGCATACTGGGATATTGACGACTGCCTGTTCTTTATGAATAATGTAGAATTCAATGCCGGAACCGACGAACGTGCGAAAAATACCTATCCATACTGTTTCGGTACAGAGACATCCAGGTGGCGTTGGCGTGTTGATGATGCCGACACCCGTTTTGATACAACCAATCGTGGTTTACCGGATAAAGAGTACAGTGTGGAAACGCATGATATGGACGAAACCGGAGCATCCGTCTGGAACGGCGAGACAAACAACTTCTTCAACCTGATGGAACTGGCATTTCCGGAAGAAAAGAT